GCGCTCTTCAACATCAAAAATGCTGACACCTTGTTCAAGGGTGAAATTTAAACGGCGACCGCCTATTAGTTCAACCGTTTCCGAAAGAACAGATTCGGAATGCAGCTCAATCAGAGCTCGTGCTATTACGTGCCTTATGGGGTCAGAAAGGCAATTAAGAAACATGGCTTGCAATCTAGCAACCGGGCAACTTGGTCGTTCAGGCCAGAAGAATTGAGCCCAACGTTTGTCAGGATCCTCCAAAACCCATCTCCTTGCGGATGTCGACCATTGAAAACCCAACCAATGAACTCCATCTTTGCTTTTCGTCTTTGATATTCGAAAACTGCTTAGTTCTTGAGCGATAGTTATCAGTTGAGAAATTGACTTATGTCTCAATCTCAAAAGCAAGTCGTCACCAAAAGAAATACTTTCACAGTCTCCCACAAGGTATCGTATGATTACCATGCACAATATGGTTCCAAAAACATGGGTGAAAGAAGACCCAGTTCTGATGCCTCCAGACAGATGAAATGTCTGAGATCCAAATTTGGCTTCACTATCACAGTGAGACCTAATAATACCCATAAAAATACGCGATTCACGCTCGGTCAGATGAAATAAACTTTTTATCATGAGAAAAACCTCGCGATTAAGCCAAGTAGGTGAACTCCAGTCAAAATTTTCAAAATCTAACGACTTAGTGTCGTCAGCTTCAATAAATGGGTGCACTTGGCTACCTCCTGAGCAGAACCAATCCCAACCCGTAGCCCACGGCTTCGGATAAGGAGCCCTCTCCATCGCAACCTGTAAAGGATATGCGAATCGTTTTTCAACCATAGCAACTGGACCTGGACTGACCAAAATAACACGATGTTTAGGCGTGTAGCGTCGTATCTGAGAACGAAACGCTATAGCGTATGGAGGCAAGTCACGTGGATGATGGTTCGCCAAAACCTCCTCGGCATGGTCCAGCTCAGAATCTGGAATCTCTCGCTTGCATTTGTATTTCGCGAAAAAACAATGACCAGCCGATCTGGATAAATCTTGGAACGTTGAGCGGACCTGTTCTAAGGGAATTGGTGTTAATTTCCCTATACGTGACTCTAACTCGTGGCGAACAAGGTCGATCGCAGATGACATGCGATCCCGATCCCACTTAGCCGATCTAGCCAAGCGTTGGCGCTTATTATATCCGTTCCACCATATATTAAGAGCATCAGAGGATGAGATCTTTCTCGTCCATCCCTGATTCTGGAACCTGAAATATGCCGGGTACAGGCATTTCGCTTTCATAACACGTACG